TTAGCCAGGCGGTTTGCTTTTTCCCGCTTCATCTCAAACTCAGCTGCCTTGGCCAGCACCGTATTTCCCATGGTGGCACTGGTGGCTCGGAATTTAAGGGATGCTTCTGGATCGACCTGAGACAAGCTGCGGCTAAAACCATCCATCATGGTGGTCAGCTTGTTTTGCACTTGCTCTGTCGTAGCCTTGCCCATTTCCACAGCTGTCAGCATGGTGGTCATTTGGCTTCGAGCTTCCATCTCAAACGTGCTGGACAGCTCAAAGGATCTGGCCTTGCGCACTGCCTGGTCAAATACATTGAACGTACCACCAAGCTTTAACGGCCCTGGGTTTCCTTCTTTGGCTGCTTTTATTTGTTCGTCAGTTAAGGGGTTATCTGCCGCATATTGCAACCCCGCTTCACTAGCCGCAGTTTTTGCAATGCCAAACAATTGGTTGCTAAGCCGGTCAAGTGTTTGCGAAACTGTCTGAGCTTTAGCAGCTCCAGCACGCAGGCCGACGTAGTCTACCTGGGGCGCTTGGACAGTTGGCAGCACGGCACCAGGAATGCCTGCTGCCTCGACTCTGCCCGATTGAAGGAGTGGTAGGTCTGCCATAGTTTAGCCAGGTGTAAATGGGTTTTTGACAGTCTGGGCAAAGTTCATGCCCCCTTGCAGCAGCGTGGCATTTGACAACAAGCCACCGCTGTCCACGGCAAATTGACCGGCCAAACGCATCTGGCTGGCTTGTGCTTGGGCAGCGCTCATGGTCAGCTCGGCTTGTTCTTTAGATGCCAAGATCATTGCACCAGCATCTTCATAACCCAAGATGCGAGCGGTCAAAGCGTTAAGGTCTGACATGCCTACATCGCGGTAGGTTGCCCCGACGTTGGAGATTTGAATGCCGGCAGCCGACCCTTCGTTGTACACAATGCCATTGGCCGCTGCACGGGCACGCAC